AGTTGGTAAATTAAATGCAACAACGGATTGGTCATTAGGTGCGTTTTCAGAAACAACGGGTTATCCAAGAGCGTGTGCTTTTTATGAACAGCGTTTAGTATTTGCAGGTACAACCAGTCAACCGCAAACTATATTTTTTAGTGTTGCAGGTGATTTTGAAAACATGACCGAAAGCGAAACTGATAGTTCTGCTATGACATATACGATTGGTAGTAATCAGGTTAACAGAATTTTATATCTTGCATCAGCAAGAGCAATGGTTGTAGGAACAACAGGTGGTGAATTTGTTGTACGAGCATCAGGAACAGACGAGCCAATTACACCTACCAATGTACAGATTAAGCAGCAAGCTACTTATGGGAGCGCAGATATACAACCCGTACAGGCAGGCTCTTATACATTGTTTGTACAAAGAGCAAAAAGAAAAGTACGAGAGTTAGGTTATGTATATGATACCGATGCGTACCAAGCTGTAGATTTAACCATACTTGCAGATCATGTAAGTGAAAATGGTATTGTAGAATTAGCTTACCAGCAGGAACCTTTTAGTGTTGTCTGGGGTGCTACTGGTGATGGCCGATTAATAGGTATGACATACCGAAGAGAAGAACAGGTAGTAGCTTGGCATCAGCATAAAATTGGTGGCAGGTTTGGTATAGCTACGATTACATTAACAGATTACGATAATATTAGTGCAGGCACGACAATTAAAATAACAGATTCAGCAGGCACTACAACAACTTTTACTTCTACTGCATCTACAGGAAGCGGTACAAACTTTCAGGTTGCAACAAATAATAATACGAGTGCTAGTAATTTACAAACGATTATAGATGCACAAAGTAATTTAACAGCAACAGTTAGTTCTAATGTAGTTACTGTTACAGAAACTTCGCATGGTAGCACAGGGTTTTTAACAATGGTAAGTTCTGATACTACAAGACTGACAACTACCGATGAAGGAATAGCAGTAGTAGAAAACTTATCCGTAATACCGGGTGAGTTAAACCAAGATAATTTATATATGGTTGTTAAAAGAACCATTAATGGAACGACTAGAAGATATGTAGAAATATTATCTGATATTGATTTTGGCGATGATGTATCAGATGCTTTCTTTGTAGATAGCGGTCTATCCTATAATGGTTCTTCTACTTCATCATTAACAGGAATAGAACATTTAGAAGGACAGGCGTTATCTGTTTTAGAAGAGGGTGCAGCTCACCCAGATAAAACAGTATCTAGTGGAGCAATAACTTTAGACAGGGCAACATTAAAAGCTCATGTTGGTTTAGCATATACCTCTACATTAAAAACTGTTCGGTTAGAAAGTGGGAGTATAAGTGGAACCGCTCAAGGCAAAATTAAAAAAATACATAGTGTGGTTCTGCGTTTATTTAGGACTGTGGGCTGTTCTGTGGGAACTAGTATCACGAACGTCGACACCATCCCCTTTAGAGACAGTTCCGATTCAACAGACACAGCAGTACCATTATTTACTGGTGACAAGTCTATTGAAGCTGCAAGTAACTGGGAAACAGAAGGAGCTATTGTTGTACAGCAAACACAACCTCTACCAATGACGATTGTAGGGATCTATCCAAGAGTGGTAGTACAAGATTACGACTAATGCGAATAATAAAGTTTATACCAGAACACGCTACAGAGTTAGTAACAGAAAATAAATTATCCTTTGGCACACAACGACCAGAGCATGACTGGGAACATCATATGAAGCGAGCAGCACAACATGATGCGTGGACGGGAATAGAAAATGGACACATTATAGCGTCTGCCGGTTTTATTCCAATGTGGGAGGGTGTAGCTGAATGCTGGTTTATAGGAAGTGATAAAATACAAACAAGAATTAAGTCTGTACTAAAAACAACTATAGATATTATGAGCAAGGCACCTTATGCAAGGATGCACGCAAATGTTAAAGCTGACTGGATGGAAGCAATACGATTTGCAGAATTTTTAGGTTTTGAAAAAGAAGGTTTAATGAAAAAGTTTGGCCCGGAAGGATCAGACTATTTAGTAATGGGAAGGATAAAATAATATGGCAACAGCATTAATGGTAGCTGGTACAGCAATGACTGTGCAAGGACAACTTGCAGCAGGAAAGGCAGCACAGAAAGCTGCAAATTACAATGCAAGCATTGCAGAAAGAAATGCAGATGCCGCTAGAATACAAGGCGAAAATATTGAAAGATTAAATAAGATAAAAGAAATACAAGATAGAAAAAAATTTAAAGAATTAAATGATCAAACTCAAATGCAGTACAGAGGTCAGGGATGGCTTGCAACAACTGGTACACCATTAAAAAGATTAATGCAAAATGCTTTACGCTTTGAACAGGATTTAGAAATACAAGAATATAATACAAGAGTAAGAAAACAGCAGGCAGACGAAATAGCTACTAATTTAAGACTAGATGCTCAATTAAAAAGAATGGAAGGTAAGGCAGCAAGAATTATATCTAAATACCAAGCCGCAGGCACATTGTTAACTAATACTGGCATGATATTAAAGGGTTAATTATGAAAGTAAAGTTATATGAAAGTTCAGTAGATAGAACTGAAGATACAGGCAGTAGACCTATTACAACCCAACTCAATCCTAATATATTTGCACAGTTAGGAGGAGCTAGTGCTGATATAGGTAAAGCTGTTTTTCAATTAGGCGTAGAAAAATTAAGATATGATAAAGCTAATGAAAAACTAAATAATGAAAACCTAGCCAATCAAGCTGCTTTAAGTTTTAAAGATGAAGCACAAACTCTTTTGCGAAAATTAGAAACAATTGGTGATCCAACTACTAATGATGTAGCAGGCCCAGATGTCTTAAAAAAAACATTTTACAAATATAGAGATTCTTTAAAAGATAATAAAGGAGCATTAGCATTATATATGAATAATGCAGGTAGACTATTTATAGATTTAAAGCATGAATTTTTAGATGAAAATTTAACAAAAAAAATAGAGTTAGGAAAAACAAATACAGATAACGCAGTTTTAAGTGATATTGATATTGCATCTAATATTGGTAATATTACAAACAATAGAATAGATGCTGTTACAAATGCAGAGACTAAATTAGAAAATGCAAAAGGTCTTTATGGAAATGAACATCCTGAAGTAGTACAAAAGTTTTATTATAATTTAATAGAAAATACTATTACATCTATGTTGAATGGATCTAATAATCCTGATCAAATAGCATTAGAAATGCAAGATGAAGAATATTTTGAACAAGCTACACCACAAACAGAAAGTTTTGATTCTTTTGATCCAATATTAAGTGCTTACTATAAAAAATTAAATTCTGATCAAAAAATTAAAATACAAGAATTTGCAAATAAAAAAGCAGATGACATTTTAAAAGCTAGAGAAAATGCAGAAAAAAGAGATGTGGAAAGGTTTAAAAAAAATATAAAAGAAATGCAAAGACGAATTATTAATAGTGATGATCCTGAAGAACAAAGAAAATTACATGAAGAAATAATAAAAAATGATGGTTATACAAGTATAAAAGAAAGAAATGATTTTGAAAAACTATTAGATGCAACTGATCCAAGTAATGCAAATTCTATAGCTTTTGCAAATGAAGATGATCCAATAAAATTAGCTAAATTTTATATGGAAAATAAGGATAATAAAGTAACAAGAGAAGATTTATTTGATTCTGAAAGATATGGTGGAGCGTTTACAGTAGGAACTTTTAAAGAATTATTAAAAACATTAAATACAGAACTTAAAAGAGATGAAACTCTTGCTTTAGCTTCATTAAAATACAATATGAAAATATCAGAGGGCTTTGATGAAGCTTTTGAGCTAAATGTTATAGAAACAATATTTACAACAGCCGCTCCGTATTTAGAAGAATTTGAAAAATTTAGAATAACTAATCCAAGTAGAAAAGAATTAGAAGCAAAAGTTAAAGATATAACAACTAGGTACAATAACGCTAAAGTAGGTTTATTTGGTACAGCGTACAAAGAAGAATTAGTAAATATTAAGTTAAGATTAAAAAATAATAAAGATGTAGTAGAAGCAGTTAATAAAGGGGAATGGAAGTGGTCTAACTATGAAAGTGATCCAGAAGTAGCTTTAGGAGAACTTATTGGATTGTTAGATTCAAAAGGTGCAGAAGCAGTAATTATAAATTTAATTACTCAAAATTTAAAAACTATACAAGGTTATAAAAAAATACTGCCATGAACAATTCAGTAACAGAAACATTATTAACAAAGTATGATACTTATGCCACTTTGAATGAAGCTAATTTATTACAAAGCCAAGTTCAACAAAACATTAATAAGGATGTTGAGGTAAGTGTAGAGTTTCCTCTTGCAGAAAAAAATAAAGTAGAAGGGCAAGAAGTGCAAGATACTACTGTAAAAGTAGAAGAGCCAAAAATAGAAAATACTAGAACAGTTACAGATAGAACTACAGATGTTGCAGTAGACACAGGTCAAGCAATGCTTGCTGGTGCTATAAGAGGAGGTTACAATTTTAATAATTTTATTGGTGAAGTAATAGGCTCTCCAGATACTTTAGGAGATTTTATAGGTCAAAAAATTACGGGCAACCCTGACTTTGATTATCCCGGTCTTGATGCAGAGACTGCTAAAAAAAATATACAAGCAGGTATTTCATGGTTAGATGAAAATGTAATGCCAGAATTTTTAAGCGGCACTCCTCCAATTTTAGAAAGAAAATATACAAATGAAACATATAGCTCAATTATTGAAGGTATAACTGAATTTGCAGTAGGTGCAGTTCCAGCAGCAAAACTTGTAGGTCTTACTAAAGGGTTGTATGGATTGCATGCACCTAACGCAGCAGTACGAGGAGCGGCTTGGGGTATGATTGCAGATGCAGCAGTTATAGATCCTGATGCACCAGATCTAGTTGATGCTTTAAAAGTTTTTGTATCAGGTTTAGATGAAGAAGATAGAGGTGCTTTGCTAGATACTACAATGCACATTATTGAAAAACATGATCCAGATAGTGATTTATTAAGAAGATTAAAAACTGCTAATCAGGGAGCAATCGTTGGAGCATTAGTAGAGGGTGTTATATATGGTGCAAGAATACTACCATGGAAACAATTTACAAACGCATTAGGTGTTGTAACAACAGCATCAATAGCAGCAGGTAAAAAAGTAGTAGATACTGCAAAGCGTATAGAGATAGATGACAGTACACTAGGTTCTACGAATATACCTTTAAGGTTAAGACCAGAAGAAACTAAAGGTTTAGATGTAAGTAAAGATATTACAGAAGCAAATTTAAGAAAGCATAATAAAAGATTAGAAGATATAAAAAAAGGTAAGTCATATCCGGGTGGCCCTTTAAATAAAAGAATAATATTAACATCAAATAACAAAGATCTTCCAGAAATAGCTATAGGAGAAATAACTTTTGATGACTGGATAAAAAGAGTTAATTCAACAAGTACACCAGAACAGATTATGAAAGATAAAGATTGGTATAATGATGTATTTCCTGAGTTTGAAAAAGTATCTGGCGGTAATAAAATAGAAATGGGCAAATTAGCAGAAGCTTGGTTATCTGCTTCACAAAACGAAACACCCTCATCTGCTTTAACTAATGTACTATTTATTTTTGAACAATTTAAAAGAGGTGTGCCAAGAAATCAAGTACAAGGCAAAGGATTACCATCAGCAAATAAAATAGCTTCTGATATAATTTATGAAGAAAAAGTAACAGGAGGATTTGGGCAAAAAATAGCTGATTTTATTGATAGTGGTTACAAAAAAAATACAAGATCAATAATGGGCAATGATCCTAGTATGCAGCCCTTTGTGATTGATATACATTCTGCAAGAGATTTAGGTTTTATTGATCCAGAATATATAAATCACCTAGAAAGATTAGGTTATAAATTACCAGATAATTTAAAACTAGATTCTAAAGGAGGTGGAATAAAAGATACTAAATATGAAAATAGAGCAAAATTTGGAAGAGAACTTACTGAACATTTAAATAGTATTAATTGGCAGGGTAAATCAGATTGGATACCACAAGAAATACAAGCTATTGGTTGGATGAATATGACAAGGTTGTATAGCGGTTTATCTCAAGGTGGGGATGTAAAAACAGCATTTGCTAGAAATACAAGAAGAGTATCTATGGAAGTAGATCCGGGTGATGGCTCACCTTGGCAAAAACAATTTGGTAATGATTATAATAATCTTAACGATGCAGATAAAATAAAAATAAATAATATTGTTACTGCAAAAGCTATAGAAAAAGTAAATAAACAAGAAGGTATTACATTAGGCAATGTTGTTCATGGCACAGGAGGTTGGGAACTTTATCAAAACCCTTCTACAGTTTATCAAAACCCTTCTACAGTTTCTCAAGTTTTTTCATCTAAAGAAGCAGCTATTAAAGCTGGTGCAAAATTAGGTTATTTATTAAATCAAACAGAAGTATGGGTAAATACATCTAAAGAGTTAACTAAAAATCCAAAACATTATGGTATAGATATTGTGGAAAGAGGATCATCTAATTTAAGAAACTCTGATGAATTAAAAAAATTATTTGAAGCAATAATTGAAAATGAACCTAACGGATTATTTAGAGGTTATCAACCAATTATAGTTGATGGAGAACCGGGTATAAGAATTATTATAGATGATGTAGCAATCAAAAATTCACCTTTAACAAAAAAACAAGCAGAAGAATATATTATAAATTTTGCTAAAACTGATGGTGCATTAAATAAGATTTTACAAGACTTGCAATTTAATGTTGAAACTGCTATTAATGAAGTTGAGTTAGATAAACTAAGAAATAATTGGAAGGAACAACCAAATGGGGAAGGTTATAAAAAGTACTATAGTGAGGAAACCAGAGGATCTATTTCAAGTGGAAGCAGGGCCAATATCGATAATGACGGGGCAGAACTTACGAACATCTTCTCCAAAGAAATTGATAAAGCCAAAAGAAGATAAAAGTAAAACTACATTGCTTAAAAAAGACTAAAGAATAAACTACACACATATCTATTATAAATATTGAAAGGCGGTTTTAAGACCGCTTTTTTTTTGGAAAAATTATGGCTAAAACACAACTATCTATGTTTAATAATGTAGAGGATCAAGCAGCTAATGTGCAAGAACAAGTATTAAACGCATCTGCTACAGGTGGAGTTACACAACAAGCAGAAGATCCTACACCAGACAGAATAGAAATTGCAAATTTATTTTCTACTATAATAGGTGCAGCGTCTTCTATGAAAGGAGCTGCTAAAAATGTAGAGGGTGCAGCAGATGAAGTAGGAGGAAGAGTTACTACACAAATAGAAGATAGATTAGCTGTTGGAAAAGATAAGCAATTAACAAAAGATTTTTGGGCTAAAGAATTATTATCTCCAGAGCGTTATGAAGAATTTAAAAAAAGAGGTTATAGAGCTGTTGATAGTGACGAGCAAGCAGTATTAGATAAAGCAAACGAAGCATTAGAATCAGTAAATGCTATGGAAGGTGCTGCAAGGTCTGATGAAATGTTAGAAATGACAACAGGCGATGATGCTATAATAGTTAAAGAAAATAAAAGAGATAAAAAAGGTAGAGTAGTTATTGACGATGATATTGATTTTAATTTTGAAAGAATTAAAACAGACGATGATATAAAAAGAGTTATACAGGCTACTAGCAAATTATATAAAAAAGAAACACAGGCTGCTACTGGTGGAGTAGTTAGTAGAGAACAGACTAAAGAAGAAGCTATGGATTTATTAGCTGATGAATTAGGTCTATCTAAAAAAGTTTTAAAAAAAGGCAGAGGTTTATTAGATGCTTCTGAATCAACAGCATTACGAATGTTGTTAGTAAAGTCAGCAAAAAAAATAGACATACTTACAAAAAAAATCAATGGTACTTTCATTGATGAAAATGGAGAAAGAGTATTAGACAAAAGTACCAAGACTTTGTTTGCTTACAGAAGGCAATTAGCATTGCACGCAGGTTTGCAGATAGCAGCTAAAAAACAACAGACACAATTAGCAAGAGCGTTAAGTTCTTATAATATAGATGTAGGAAATAATATTACATTAGAAGATAAACTTATGAATGATGTAATTAATTCTGCTGGCGGTGCAGATGATACAATTAAAATGGCAAAATCTATAGAAAAAGAAATGAAGAAAAATGGCAATGCAGGTCTTAATACTTTTGTAGGTAAATTAGATGCTTGGGGTAATGCTGCGTATGAAATTTACATTAATGGTTTATTGTCTGGGCCTAAAACATTTTTTAAAAATGCACTAGGTACACCATTATGGATGACCTATTTATTAGCAGAAGATGGTGTTGCTGCAACATTAAATTCATTAGAGAGAACAAGTAAAAAATGGCGAGGTAAAAAACTTACACCGCAAGATGCTGAAGGGGTTTACTACACAGACCTAGCTGCACAAGTATACGGATATATTCATGCTTTTAGAGATGCTTGGGCTAACAGCGTTGAAACAATAAAAACAGAGTCTAGTGCTGCTGCGGTGGGAAAAGTTGATACTGCTAAATTTAAGTCTATGGATTCTCAAGCTTTACGTGCAACTGGATGGTGGGGAAATACTATAGATTATGTAGGAAGAATAACTAGAATACCCGGTCTTGGTTTGCAGTCTACAGATGATTTTTGGAAGGGTATAGCACAAAGAGCGGAGTTATATAGACAAGCTGTAAACAAAGCAAACAAGTCAAAGTTTTTAGGAAAGACTGATGAAGAATCTGCACAGGATGGTTTGGAAGTTTTATTAGATCCAGATTCTATTGCTGAAGAAATTGATTACGCAGCTAACTATGCAACGCTTACCAACGATACTAAATTGTTTGGAAAAATATCAAGAGCAATACAGCGCGCCCCATTTGGTAGACTTGTAATGCCATTTGCAACTGTGCCTACAAATGTAGCAATTAATGCAGCATCAAGAAGTGCTTTACAAGCAATTAACCCATTCATTTATAGAGATATATTTGCAGGAGGGCCAGCAAAAAGGGGTAAGGCATTAGCTAAAGTAGGAACTGCATCAGCTATGTTTATGTATGTTACACATTTAGCAACACAAGGAAGAGTTACAGGTGCATTACCTAGAGATAAAAAAGAAAGGGAGATGCTACCTCCGGGTTGGCAGCCACATAGTTTAGTATTTAGAGGAGAGGGTTTTCCAGAAGATAAACCTTTATTTGATAAGTATGGGAATCCCAATGGTAAACTTACTTATGTTAGTTATGCAGGTTTAGAGCCAGTAGGTTTACTCTTTGCACTTGGAGCTAATTATGTTGAAAGTGCAAGAAGAAGTAGAGACTTAAACTGGTTAAATGGAAAGGCAGAGCGTTATGTTTTCGGTATGCTAGATTATATACAGGAAATGCCAATGATCAATACTTTTGGAACAATCAGTAAAGCATTACAGGAAGGAGATGTCAGTATTATTTATAACTCTCCTATGTCTAATTTTATAGGCCCTATACCAAAATTTTATAGTTCATTGTTTAGAAATATAGGTAGATTAGAAGATACTGAAAGAACAAAAGTTAATGAAAATTTTGAACTGTGGACATTAGATGATGTTTTAAAAGATGCTAAAGAAAACAATCGTTATGGAATAGATGGAGAACCTTATTACGAAAATATAGGATTAAAGAAAAGTATGGTAGAAAGAATATTAGCATTAGATACTTCAGCATTACAGGAATTGTACGCTAGAATAGAAACAGCTCAAGTGGGCAATGAAGAAAGAAAAGCACCTCAATACGATGTGTTTGGAAAAGTAAAAACTAAAGGTGTAAAATTATCAACCAATAGAGTTCTAGCTTTATGGAATATGATAACACCTTTTACCATATCTCATGGAGAACCTTTTAACGATTTGCAAGCAGAAATTGTAAGATTGCGAGTTCCATTAGTTACAGAGCGTAATACAATAAAAGGCGTTCCCTTAACAAGGATGCAGGCTAGTGAGTGGACACAGTACGCAAAGAATGAACAGCAAGTAAGAATAAAAGGTAAGAAATTAACATTTGTAAATGCTTTAGAAAATTTATACTACTCAAGAGCGTATTCAAGAATGACAGACAAACAAAGACAAAATGCTTTTAAAAGAATAGAGTCAGCATATTACAATGCAGCAGCAAAAGAATTTTTATATTATACATACCCAGAAATTTATCAAGTCATACAAGAAAGACAAAAATATATAGGAGGAGGTCAATGACAGTATCAAGTTCAACCATTAAAAACAGCTACAGCGGAGATGGCAGTACCACAGCATTTGCTTATGGCTATAAAATATTTGCAGAAGCAGATCTGACTGTAATTATTAGAAGCTCAACAGGTGTGGAAACAGTTAAGACTTTAACTACCCATTATACTGTATCTAATGTAGGTGTTGATGGTGGAGGTAATGTTACCTTTGGTTCTGCTCCTGCTAGTGGCGAGACAGTTGTTATTATTAGAAATACGGCTAATACTCAAACACTAGATTTGGTTGAAAACGATCCTTTCTTATCTGGTAGCTTTGAAGATGCTTTAGATAAAACAACCCATCAAATTATTGAAATGCAGGAAGAACTAGATCGTTCCTTTAAAGTTTCCCGTACCAATAGTATTACCACTTCAGAGTTTGCTGATGATGCTACAAGCAGAGCAAGTAAAACACTAGGCTTTGATAGCGATGGTAATTTAACAACTATTTCCGATTTTTTACCAGCCGGAGGTGACTCTGCACAATTCACTTATAGCACTACCACTACCGATAGTGACCCCGGTGCAGGTGTTGTACGATTTAATAATAGTTCTTTAGCTTCTGCAACGATTGCATACATAGATGATTTAGAAGCCAATGGTACGGATGTATCTGCGTGGGTGCAAAGCTTCGATGACATAAGCGGCAATGACACTAACAGAGGTAGAATAAGAGTAAGCAAAGCAAACAGTTTAGTAGTATGGGCAGTATATAAAGTAACGGGTGCTGTGGTTGATGCTTCTGGATATACGAAAGTAAATTTAGTGTATATAGATAGTGCAGGCACATTAGCCAACAATGATAAAGTATTTATAAGTTTTGTAGCTTCTGGTGAGGATGGTGCAATACCGGGTTACTATTACAAGTTTGATACAGGTACATCTGACGCTGATCCCGGAGCTGGCGAGATAGCATTTAATCATGCAACATACGCAAGTGCTACTGCAATTTACATAGATGACGCAGACGCAAATGGTGTTACAACTTCTACAGATGTTTTAACTTGGGATGATAGTGACAGTACAATACGAGGGCATTTACATATAGTAGATATAAATGATAGTTCTACTTATGCACGATTTAATATTACAGGAGCATCGACTGATGCTTCAGGATATAATAAACTAGCCGTTACTCATGTAGCATCTAATAATACTTTTAGTGCAGCAGATGAACTGTCAGTACACTTTTCTAGGTCTGGAAATACTGGTGATACTGGGGCAACTGGATCAACAGGTTCGACTGGATCGACAGGAGCAACAGGAGCTTCAGGAACGAACTCACAACTATCAATGACTTGGAGCAACTCTACATCCGATGCAGATCCGGGTGCAGGTAAAATAGCTTTTAATAACGGAACAGTATCTAGTGTAAGTATATTATATATAGATGATGCAGATGATGCAGGTGCAGACATTAGTGGATATGTTCAAAGTTTTGATGATGTTTCCAATGCAACTGCAAGAGGAATTATTACTATAACAAAAGAGGGAACTGCCTCAACTTATGCAACCTTTAAAGTTTCTGGTGCTGTAACTGATGCAAGTGGTTATACAAAAGTTCCAGTTACTCATGTTGTTTCTAATGGATCATTTTCTAACACAGATGGTATAGGCGTACACTTTAGTTATTCAGGTGCAGATGGAACTGGAGATATAGAAGGTGTAACTGCTGGAACAAATTTATCTGGTGGAGGCACATCAGGAACAGTAACAGTAAACCTAGCTGATGCAAGTACATCTGCTAAAGGCGCGGCAAGTTTTCATTCTGATAATTTTTCAGTATCAAGTGGTGCAGTAACAATAAAAGATCAAGGAGTAGCGTTAGCTGAAATTGTTAATGTAACTGCTACAGATAAAATACTAGGTCGTAGTTCTAGTGGTGCAGGTACGATAGAAGAAATAGATTGTACTTCAGCAGGTCGAGCATTGTTAGATGATGCTAATGCTTCTGCTCAAAGAACAACATTAGGATTAGCTATAGGATCTGATGTACAAGCTTACAATGCTGATACAGTATTTACAGATGTGCAGAATACATTTACTAAAGCACAAGTACCTTCTACTTATACAGCAGCATTATCTGCAACATCAGGAGTTTTAGACTATGACACATACCAGAATTTTATCATAACTTTAGCATCAGGCTCAAACACCCTTGCAGAACCTACAACAGAGGGTTCACAGGTGGGGCAGTCTGGAGTTATTATATTTATACAACCTAGTTCCAGTAGTGCAGGTACAGTATCTTTGCATGGGGATTATGAAACAGCAGCTGCTGGGGGATTAACATTAAGTTCTGCAAATAATGATTATGATATTGTACCTTATTTTATAAAAGCAGATAACAGCATTCTTTTAGGTACCCCACAACTTAACTTTGGATAATTATGTTTAGCAGTGAATTATGGAATAAACCAACATCAGCATACGAAATAGATTTTAGCTGTAGATTTGACAGAGGTTCTAGTTCTTATTTAGACAGAACTGTGCAATCTGGTGGTAATAGAAGAAAATGGACTTTTAGTTTTTGGTTTAAAATGATAGGAAGTGCAGGTTTTGGTAGTAATCAATATTATTTAGCAACTAGCAAATTATCTTCACCTTATGATACTTTAATATTTGATATAGATTCTAGTAGTAGACTTTACTACCAAGTGGCAGGCGTATTTTTTTATCCTGATCAATCTTTTACAGATACCAGTAATTGGGGGCATTTAGTAATAATTTATGATAGTGATAATGGAACAGCAGATGATAGAAGAATTGTCTATTTAAATGGAACAAGGCTGGGAGTACATACTTCACAAGCATTAAGTCAAAATGCAGATTCTAAATTAAATAGTAATTCTATACATTATATAGGTGCAAGACAAGATTTAGGAGGTGCTTATTTTGGAAGTTATTATTTAGCAGAAGTTCATTGGGTAGATGGACAGGCTTATGATCCTACCTATTTTGGAAAATCCTCAGGGGGCAGTTGGGTTCCCATTGACTATAAAACAAATACTGGAACATACGGAACCACAGGCTATTTTCTTGATTTTGCTATAGATGATGACCTTGGCAATGATGTCAGTGGAAATAATAATGACTGGGGAGCTAATGGAATGGGTACGGATCATAGAACCACAGACACACCTACGAACCCATCATAATTAATTAAGGAGAAAAAATATGACAATGTGGGCAATAGTAAATAAAGATAATAACTCAGTAACAGAGGTATTGCAAAGTCCTAAAGCAGTAATTATAGATAATATACAACATTCCAAGGATATATTTAAAGTATGGGGTTGGACAGAATTAAACAATATAGGAATATATGAATATGTAGATTCAGGAAAACCAGATCAGAAATTTGTAACATCTGAAATAAGTTATACCTTTGATGCTTCTGCAAAAAAAGTTACAAGCAGTTATAAATCTACCGATAAAAATTTAGCTGATTTAAAAACACAGGCTGTAGCAGATGCAAAAGATAAAGCATATAATTTAATTAAAAGATTTAGTTGGTTAGTAGAAAGATATGTATATGACAATAGCAAAACAATTCCTAGTGCCGTATCTACATACGCTAATAATGTAAGAAGTAAATATACTGCTCTTTGTACTTCTATTAATAATTGTGATAATATGACTGCTTTTGAAAAATTACATAACGATACACTAGATAGCGATAATAATGTAACAGCAATAGCTGCGGTTAATGATTGGCCTAATGACTCTGATGTAAAAGAATACGAAAGATGACAGTTGAGCCAATATTTATATGGAGTGGTATGCTGTCTGTTATTATAGGGATGCTCTCTTATATGTTTACTATGTTAGTGCGTAAAGTTCAGGAGCTACAAGAACGACTAGTTAACACAAGAGAGATGTATTCTACTAAAGAAGATCTTAAAGATATGAAGCTAGATTTTCACCATGATATTAAACAAATAATAGATCAGCTAAAAACATTGAACGAAAAGATAGATAACCTTAAAATTAAACATTAAAAAGGGGGTACTAAACTACCTCGAGAATCAAACTGGGGCATTTAAACGGCTCTTCAATTTACACATTATAGGCATAAAATGATAGATCCAATATCAGCATTGGGAATAGCTACTGCTGCATTTAATACAATCAAAAAAGGTTTTGAAGTTGGTAGAGATCTGGATTCTATGTATGGAGATATGGGCAAATGGATGGGCGCTGTCTCCGATATTAACCAAGCAGAGAAGCAAGCTAAAAACCCACCTATCTTTAAAAAGATATTTATAGGAGCAAGTGTTGAAGAAGAAGCATTAAATGCTTTTGCAGCAAAGAAGAAAGCACAGGCTATGGAAGCGGAGTTGCGTCAATTTATTAATTTTTCTTATGGCCCACAGGCATGGCAAGAGTTGTTGGCTATGCAAGCGAAGATAAGAAAACAAAGACAGGAGATGATATACAAGCAGCAAGAAAAGAGAAGAAAGCTTATGGAGTATTCTTTTATAGGTGCGTTTGGTCTTATAGCTATCTATATTTTTTATTTGTTTGTTGCTTATTTATTAACTATCAAAACAGCAAAGTCGCATGACTGTTTAAAGTTTCATCCAGAAACAATGGAGAAATATTATTTTATATGTGTCAATGAAGGGCCGGGTATAGCTCAAACTGAAAAAGATAAAGATGAAAAACATTTAGATAACACAACCATAATTGTAGAGGAGGAATAATGTTACAAGCATTACTTGGGCCAATAGGAAATATTGCCACAACATTTTTAAAGAACAGAGCAGAGAAAGCAAAAGCAAAACAAAAACTAGCAGTTGCAAAAATAGAAGCTACAACAAAGAAAGTACAAAGCGATGCGAACTGGGAAGAGAAAGCAATGGATGCTTCTGTATCTAGTTGGAAAGATGAGTTATGGACATTGTTGTTTTGTGGAATAATCATTGCCTGTTTTGTTCCTGCTTGCCAACCATACCTATCTGATGGATTTAGATTTTTAAGAGAGGATTGTCCTGACTGGTTGTCATGGGGAATACTTGCAAGTATCGGTGCAAGTTTTGGTTTGAAATCTATTGGACAGTTTAAAAAGTAAAGGAGCAATACATGATTAAAGAACTACTAGAAGTGATAAAAAAAGAAGAAGGCAGTAAAATGCAGGATGGTAAACACATACCATATAGATGCAGCGAAAACAAACTTACATTAGGATATGGATTGCTAATAGATCCAGACGTTCCCGGAGCTGGTATTACAGATGCACAAGCAGAGATGTTACTAGAGACTTCTGTTAATCAATTTTTAGTAGAGCTACATAATAGATTACCTTGGTACAAGAACCAACCAGAGCAAATACAAATAGCATTAGGAAACATGGCGTACCAATTAGGAGTTCCTAAACTCTTACAGTTTAAAAAAACATTAGATCATATCGAGAATGGAAGATATGCGATGGCAGCGGCAGAGTGTAAAAACTCGCAATGGTTTCATCAAACTCCAAATCGTTGTGAGAGAGTAGCAGAAGTTTTTAATAATTATAGTAAAGGAGAATAATATGCCCGGACATTACGGAAAGAAAAAAGGAATGAAGAAAACTATGAATGGTGCTTTGAAGGGTAAGCAAAAAACTTTACCAACTGCACTAAAGAAAAAAATAATTGCATCTAAAAAGAAAAAGAAAATGGGGAGGGCATAATGGCTAAAAGAGGATTATACGCAAACATAAATGCAAGAAAGAAAAAAGGAATATCACGTAGCAAAAAGAAATCAACTATCAGTCCAAAGGCATACGCAAATATGCAAGCTGGTTTTCCTAAAAAGAAAAAGAAGAAGAAGTAATGGCTGACAAACAACCACCTAAAACTAAAAAGTATTTTAGATCTACAAAGTCTGGTGCAGGTATGACACAGGCAGGTGTTAAAAAATATAGAAGAGATAATCCCGGATCTAAACTAAAGACTGCTGTTACTGGTAAAGTAAAAAAAGGTAGTGCAGCAGCTAAGAGAAGGAAGTCATACTGTGCTAGAAGTGCAGGTCAAATGAAGCAGTTTCCGAAGGCAGCAAAGAACCCTAACTCAAGATTGAGACAAGCAAGAAGGAGATGGAAATGTTAATTATAAACAAAATAAAAAACCTATTTAGTAGGATAAAAAAAAGATTAGTGGGTAAGCTATGCGAGTGCAAAGACAAAGTGATTCCCAAGAAAAGCAAAAGAGGTAGACCTAAAAAACAATAATTGACATTTGCTGTCACAAGTATTATTTTAGTATTAATGGAGGTTAATATGAAAACAATACTAGGAAGATTAGCTACTGATAAATGGTTAGCGTATCAAAGTAAAAGATTTGATAGGCATGAATTTTTAAGACAAGAATTACACTACAAGATAAATGCAGCAAATAAATTTCTTGCACTTAAAGTAGATGGCAAAAGAATAGCTGATTGGAATGTAGCTAAATTAGTTAGTGATACAAGAACACCGGCTACGATTGCTGCACAAATAATAGATCAGATTATAGCTTATGATTTATCTTACAAAACTATGATAGGCTACTACAATACTTTTCGTAGTATTTTTAGTTTCTTTTTAGACAGCGGTTACACACACTCTTTTGCATTAGGTATGGTAAAGTTTCCAAAGAGACAGCATACAAGTTTTGATGTAGAGAACAAAGCTATTAAGATAAGCAAGGATAGAATACAGACTATTTTATCTAAAACTAATAAGCAATATAAACTAGCTGTTAAGTTTGCAGCATACACAGGGTTACGACAAGGTGAGCAAAGAGAACTGCGTTGGAAAGATATAAACTTTGATAACAAAACTATATCTGTAACTCGATGTGTACAGTTGTTTGATACAGTTGGTTTTACAAAAACTAAAAATGGTCAAAGACAAGTACCTCTTACTAAAGCACTTGCTAAAGATTTGAAAGTATATCGTATGTCTCAAGGAGTGCCAGATAAAGAAGCTTTAGTATTTCATAACAATGGCAAGCGTATCTTTGGACAGAAGTTAAGAAATGTACTAAAGAAAGCTTGCAAGCAATCAGGTGTAGAAGTGATTCGTTGGCACGACCTTCGACATTTTTATGCTTCTATCTTACTGCAAACTTACGGAGATGACTTGCATAAAGTAACTAGCTTTATGGGGCATGGTTCTATAGAGATGACTAGAAAAGTTTATGGTCATTGGCTAGATGACAAGAAGCGTAATGCAGAAGATGCAGCAAAACTTGATGCAGCATTTAATCTTTAAAAGGATTTTTAGTATATTCAAACTCTTTATAAAAGTCATAGTTGATAGCCTTGCTCAAAAACATTTGGGCAAGGTTTAACAACTGTTCTTTATTCACAGGCTTCTTATGAAGCTTGTTACCTATAAGAATACTAATCTCTGTCTCTGTTGCCCATAGCAGTATTCGTTCCTTTGAACTTGTCAATTTCTGATCTGGGTATGTGCCATCTTCCGCCATCGCCAATCTTATATCCTTTTATAAAACCTGCATTAATAAAGTATCTTAATCTTTTTCTGTTAGTCTCATTAATTTCTTCCCCCCATAATTCTTTAATGGCTTCTGCGGAAGTTAATAATAATTTAGTCTGGTAATCCATTTGTATTTACTTTCTTTTCCATAGTTTCTTCTTTCGGTGTATTAACAAACAAATTAAAACTAGCAACCTTTGTCGTGTTATATCCTTCGCCAGTTCTTTTTTGTATAACTACATTAATGTTAGAGTTATTTCTGTCAGAAAAATACTCCATCATTCTATTAGCTAGATCCTCATCCGTTACATTTAACCAACAGCTTGCTGTAACATGGTCATCAACATTCATATTACTAACAATCTTTATCTTACTATTTCCAAATTCTGGTTTACTCATTCTTCACATCCTTTCATTTTTGTGTTTATATATTGTTTTAAAATTTGATAACTTTTGTTATCGGTCTTTGCATACTCCACTAGGTATTCATTGTTAGCAGCTATCCATTTTTGAAACTCTGCAACGAACTTATACTTGCCTAGTGTTTTTATATTAATGTCTCTCCAAGCTTCCCAATTTTCTCTAGGGTGAAATGAATCATCGTCTAATGGGTGTTCATCTCTTTTAGTATTTTTTATTTTTACAGGATCATCCTGCAAAGCTTTCTTCATTTTGTTATCATTTTCTTCTAACTCTGCTTTCATATATTCTTGAGGGCTTTTAAATTCTTCCTGTTGCTGCACCGCACTTATCATCTCTTCTGCTGAAGCATACTCACCGCCATGCAATCCTATACTAGATAAAGCTCTACCTATTGCAGAACTTTCACATACTTCTACAGCAGATGTTTTTGTAATGTGTGATGATGCTCTAACTTCTTCAGCAAGACCTGATCCAATCACTTTATTATTAGCATCTATTATCTTTGCCTGTACTCTTACAACACTATCATCTATATGTAAGACAGTTGTATCTATACCAAGATTAAGGCCATAGTATTTACGGAATACTTCTACTCTGTCTTTAACCATTAAATACTTTTTGTTACCCTTAACTTTTACACCGGCAGTTGCAGTCATCTTATCTGCTTCAGCCATTACAAGTTTATGATTAATCTGTTCCATATAAACCTGACCAATCTATGTATACGCAGCCCATAAGATAACCAACACTTAACAGTAATCCTGTAATGCAAATATATTTTACTATCATTAAATTAACTTTATGTTTTTTGTGTATTGTAGTATTTTGTATATGATCCCTTATCAAGTTGAAATTCAGACCTTCATATTCGTTAAGGGATCGCTTTGTTTTACGCTTCATAGTTACCTCCATATCTTTTTAGCGTTTTCTAAAACTGCAGGGTGCAAATCCTTCCAGCCAAACATGGCACCCCATTGAGGATCACATAGTCTTAACAAGTCCTCTACATCCTTGGCTCTTTTAAGTAAGCGTTCTCTTCTTTGGCAGCTTTCTATGATAAACTCCAATGCGTTTTGTAACTGATCCTCTGAAGGTGTAAACAATCTGTACCCAACTCTATTTGCATAGACAATCGTAGGTATAGTTTTATTAGTTAAATGCCAATAGCCTGCAATCTGTGTCATGTGTGCAGGTCTTATCTCTTGTGGTAAACTATTTGATCTAGGGGCAATATGTACATTGCCATCCCATTGCGTTTTTAATTCTATTCTTTTACTGTAATCAGGCTTACCATTATACATAAGGTCGCAGCCGGGTAGGGGTTTATATAGATCCACT